CTGTTCTTCCAGGGCTATCCGCTCCGCGCCATTGCTGAATTGCTGCAGACGCCGGAGGGGACAGTCTCGACCTGGAAGAAGCGCGACGGCTGGGATGACATCAAACCCATTGACCGGGTCGACTTCGCCATCGAGGCGCGGATGTGCCAACTGATCGCCAAGGAGGTGAAAACCGGCGGCGACTTCAAGGAGATTGACCTGCTGGGCAGGCAGTTGGAGCGGATCGCCCGGGTCAACAAATACAGCAACGGAGGCAATGAGGCCGACCTTAACCCCAAGGTGGCGAACCGTAACAGGGGGCCGAAGAAGGCCCCCGAGCGCAACGTGGTGGAGCCCGAACAGCAGGAGCGGCTGATCGAGCGCTTCGAGTCCACTATGTTCGATTACCAGCGGGTCTGGTATGAGGCGGGCAAGCAGTATCGGCGGCGCAACCTGCTCAAATCGCGCCAAATCGGGGCGACCTACTTCTTTGCCTTCGAGGCCTTCATCGACGCCCTGGTCACCGGGCGCAACCAGATCTTCCTGTCGGCCAGCAAATCACAGGCCCACATCTTCAAGCAGTACATCATCCAGTTTGCCAACGCAGAAGGGGTGGAGCTCAAGGGCGACCCCATGGTGCTGCCGAACGGGGCGCACCTCTACTTCCTCGGCACCAACGCCCGCACCGCGCAGGGCTACCATGGCAACATCTACATGGACGAATACTTCTGGATCCATGGCTTTGCGGATTTTCGCAACGTGGCCAGCGGGATGGCGATGCACAAGAAGTGGCGTCAGACCTACTTCTCCACCCCCTCCAGCCTCTCCCATCCGGCATACAAATTCTGGTCGGGTGAGGAGTTCAACAAGGGCAGGCCCAAGGCCGACCAGATCAAGTTTGACTTGAGCCACGCCCACCTGATGGACGGCAAGCTCGGTGGCGATGGCCAATGGCGCCAGATCGTCACGGTGGAAGATGCGGTGCGCGGCGGCTGCGACCTGTTCGACATGGCCCAATTGCACAGTGAGTATTCCGAGGAGCGCTTCCGCAACCTGCTGATGTGCGAATTCATGGACGACACCTCGAGCGTCTTCCCGCTCGCCACCCTGCAGCGCTGCATGGTCGACAGTTGGGAGCTGTGGGACGACTACAAACCCTTTGCCCTGCGCCCGCTGGGCAACCGCTCGGTGTGGATCGGCTATGACCCGGCCAAGGGCGGGCAGGGCGATAGCGCAGGCTGCGCCGTGCTGGCTCCGCCGGCAGTGCCAGGCGGCAAGTTCCGGGTGCTGGAGCGCCACCGCTGGAGCGGGATGGATTTCGACGCCCAGGCGCGGGCCATCAAGGCCATGTGCGAACGCTACAACGTCGGCTACATCGGCATCGACACCACCGGGATCGGGGAGGGGGTTTACCAGTTGGTGAAGCAGTTCTACCCGGCAGTGACCCCCATCCAGTACAACCCGAGCGTGAAAATCCAGATGGTGATGAAGGCCCAGGATGTGATGAACAAGGGGCGGCTGGAATTTGACAGCGGGATGACTGATCTCGCCCAGGCCTTCATGAGCATCCGCCGCGCCGTGACCGCAGGCGGCAAGCTGCCGACCTTCGAGGCGAGCCGTTCCGACGAAACCAGCCACGCCGACATTGCCTGGGCAACCATGCAAGCCCTGTTACATGAGCCGCTGGCAGGTGCCACCGGTGCCAATACCAGCATGATGGAGATTTTCTCATGAGAAAGCGCCGCCCACAGCGCCATACCTCGCCGGTGACGGCAACCCAGAAACCCGGCGCGGCCATCGAGGCATTCAGCTTTGGCGAGCCGGTGCCCGTGCTCAGTCAGCGGGAGGTGTTCGACTACCTGGAGGCCATGCACAACGGCCGCTGGTACGAGCCGCCCCTCTCCCTCAATGGGCTGTCACGGGTCTATCGGGCCGGGGTGCATCACGCCTCGGCCATCCAGGTGAAGCGCAACATCCTGCGCTCCTGCTTTATCCCGCATCCGAAACTGAGCCTGGCCGCCTTCACCGGGCTGGCGCTGGACTATCTGATCTTCGGCAACGGCTATCTGCAGGCGGTGCAGAACCGGCTCGGCGGGGTGCTGCGCTATGACCACCTGCGCGCCAAGTACACCCGGCGCGCGCTGGATCTCAACCAGTATTGGTGGATTGCCCAACCCGGCCAGGAGCAGGCCCTACCCGCAGGCCGGGTGGGCCATGTGATGGAGGCGGACATCAACCAGGAGATCTACGGCATCCCCGACTATGTCGGCGGGCTCAACTCCACCCTGCTCAACGAGTCGGCCACCCTGTTCCGCCGCCGCTACTACGAGAACGGCAGCCACGCGGGCTTCATCATGCACATCACAGACCCAACGCAGAATGAGCAGGACATCAAGGACCTTAAAGAAGCCCTGCGCCAGAGCAAGGGCCCCGGCAACTTCCGCAACCTCTTGCTCTACACCCCGGGCGGCAGCAAGGACGGGGTCAAGCTGATCCCGGTGGCCGAGGTGGCCGCCAAGGATGACTTCCTCAGCATCAAGAACGTGAGCCGTGATGACCAGCTGGCCAGCCACCGGGTACCGCCCCAGTTGATGGGGGTCATGCCCAACAGCACCGGCGGCTTTGGCGATGTGACCAAGGCCGCCCAGGTGTTCGACATCAACGAGATAGACAGCATCAAGGCCAGCCTGCTGGCGCTCAATGACTGGGCGGGGGAGGAGGTGATCCGGTTCAATCCCTACCGACTGTCAGATCTGACAGGGCAGGCGGCATAGGCGAGGCTAGAGTTACACCGAGCACCTGGAGTCTGTGTGTGTTCATAGCGTCATGAAAGCCCCCTCACCGAGGGGGCTTTGTTTTGCCTGGCGTTCAGCGCCCTGACACCCCGGGGCGGCGGCCCCTCAGCACCCGGCGCGCGCAGTCAAGACCCCGCCTCGCCTGCCCGCTTTATGTGTGGAAAACCGTGCAGGTGAACGACGGGGGGAGGGGAACGCCTCCCCGCGCCAGCACTGGCCGCGCACGGAATAAGTGATCCTTTTTGTGATCCTTCACTTTCCGTCAGATCCTTTCACTGTGGGAGAGAGGAAAAGCAAAAGGCCCGTCAGCTAGAAGTCGGGGCGAGTATAGATATTTCTCTAGTCAGTCGTTCAAGTTTTTATCGAGTTTCTGCTTATAACGCTGCAATTTATTATGGAAACGATTTGTGAGTATTTTCAATTTTGTGCAGTCCCAATCATTTGATAAATCATGATTATAAAGCCTATTGAACCAATAAAAAAACCACCAACCGTACAAAACTTAAGTAAGTTATATTCTTTTTTGTTCGACACTATTAATGTTCTTATCTCCTTTGATAATAGTGTAAGAGCTGTGACTCCATTTAGCTGCTCTTGAATTGTCATCAAATGCATCTTTATCTTATCCGGTATTCCTTCATACGGGTCTTCTTTAGATATCATAGTTATGTAGTTGTCAATTAGAGCTCTCTTGTTTTTCTCTTTATTGCCTGAAACTATTAGACTTGTTTTGATTTTATTAAATACCCAAAGGCAATCTCTGGATGAAATACCCGAGTCATCTTGAAGATGTTTTATATCTTCCCAAGTTGGAGTGCTATCCTGTATAGCCCTGTTCAGATTTATTTTAAAGGTTCTCGTATTTAGAATGATGGCAATGCCGGACATTACCTTTTTCAAACCCCATATAACAAATATGAAATATAGAATCCAGAAAAAAATGAGAATGTATTCATTTGGAATGTCTTTCATAATATAACCTCTAACTTTACCCTTGGTTGTTATCTCTTTATTGAATATTGTTTGCGTGCGAATCGAAATGCATAGAGTTTTCTAGCTTTTTGAACTTCCAGATAAATAACGCCCTGTTTGAAGCCAGTCGCGCACTGTAGTGCACGACTGACCGTTTTACCAACTTTTTGTCATTGGCAGGCGGGGGAGCAACCTATTCCAGTAGCGGTTGTTGTAGGTGGCAGGTCTTGTCGGCTAGGATGTGTTGCAAGGATATAGGACGGCCATATATCGTCATTAGGCATCATTCCTATCACTTCGAGCAGACATGATACCATTTATCGCAGATTTTTCGACAGGCCCCATATATATTATATAAATTTTGTATAATTGACGAATGCTTTTTATTGACATCAAACCAGCAGTGCAAGTCAAAAATGAACCGAAGAAAGATAGCGACTGGCCGAGCTCTATATCCTGATTGAGATGGATGGAACCAAGTATGGTGACGATCAACCCAGTAACCAAGAATATGTTCATTCCAATATTAAATACACCCGTGATAATCATAGTGACAAATAACTCGCGGGAGCTATGGACGCCTTTGAAATGCTCGGCAACTACTTTTCCACCATATATTGTATGATAGAATGTTCTGTAAGCTAAACTTCTCATTGGTGAGAGCCAGCGGGTTGCACAGTATGCAAAAATTTTAATAATGAAAAATGACAGTATGCTACCAATAGCTCCTAATATAATTATCCCTAGAATGGATGTTTTTAACCATTCAATCAAATCAAACTCCAACATTTCATTCCCTTATTTAAAGTGAGCTTTACTAGAAGAATAACCATTTCATACCCATCATTTAGCATCATCATAATACGCATTTATGAGATGCTATTGATGCACATTGTACTTATTATTTGAGTCCGGTCACGCCCGGAGGGGGGCGTGACCGGTCACAATTACCAACTCTTTGCTGTTGGCAGGCGGTACAGGTGGGGGAGCAACCTGTTCCAGTCGCGGTTACTGTGGGTTGCGGGCTGCACATGGCGGGTCTTGTCGGCCAGGATGCGCTGGGCGGCGGCCAGGGTCATCGGGTATTCGTGGATGATGGAGTAGTAGGTGCCGGCTTCGCGGTGCTCGGCCACATCGAGCAGGGGATAGATGCGGCGGGCGGCCCCCATCATGTAATCGGCGGCGCGCCAGAGCCACGCCAACGAATGCTGCTCGTCGTCGGTCAGCACGGTGAGGGGCTGCGGATGGGCAGCGGTCTCCCTATCCAGTACATCGAGCAACGGAGTACTACCAATCAACTCCAACCCTTACTAACCACTATAAATCAGATGGTTAGTGTAAACATGTAAGGTTGGATGGTATTAAGTAGGGTAGGGGACGTTTGTTTGAGAGGGGAGCAAACAGGGCACGGGGAGAGCCCTGATCATTTCAATTTGGGAAGTTAATAATAATACCGCACTTATCGACAGCAAAAATTACTCGGCGCCAATCATAACGGCTTTATCATATGGCTTCTCAGGATATGGAGCCAGATAATACATGCCTATCTTCGCTATCCCTTTTAGCTCATTCCTACAGCATGGCGCATCGACAATAACTTCACTATCCATTTTATCGACACGCAGCTCATCCATTAAGCTATCTAAAAAATCAAGGCTTAAAGTAGTTTCACAGTGAGGGCACTTGACCATGTTTTTTCCTTAAAAGCTATTGCAATGATTGTACAGTATCACACTTTGTCACACAGTTAATCAATCCATGCTAGTGGTAATGGCGCAAATAACACTCTGGTTGCTAGGCTTGCTCATATCTACACCCTTCTGGCAAATACCCCCTGCCGTGCCCGGGTGGCCTTCCATACCTGCTTGGGAGCTGGGTTGACAGGTAGCACCCGCTTTGCCTTCTTGGGTGGGGTGATGGTGTCCAGCTCGCCCTGGTAGAAGGGGAACCAGGCATCCTCGAACCGGATGATCCGCTCCATGCGGTCGAGCAGCAGATCGCAGATATGGCGGTCGGTTGCCGACAGGCTGTTGAGTTCGTGGGTAATGGCGGCACGGCCCGCCGATCCCGGCGGGTGTTGCTGGAGGATGGGCCACAGCCGCTGACAGAGCGGCAGCAGGCGATCCACGTCGGATCGGTAGATGATGTCAGTCATACCGCATACTCCTTCATCCCGAACACCACATAGCCCGGCTGCTGGGCATAGTCGGTGACGAAGGTGATCTGGCGTTTGGCGCTGCGGCCGGTGTAGCGTTCGCCGTCCCACTCGTTGAGGGTGACGGTATCGCCCTCTTGAAAGCCGCGGTCAGAGTTGTCGCGGATCTCGAACGGCTTGGCGCCGTCCAGTACCGGCTGGAAGTAGCGCGGCAGGATTTTCAGTTCATGGTGCATGCCTCACCCTCCATCCCTTTCTGCTGCTCGATAGCGACAAGCCCCAACTGCCGCAGCTTCTGTTCTCCCAGGCACTCGAGTCTCAACCAGTCAGCCAAGAAGATGACTTTCTGCTGAGGGAAGAGCTGTTTCATCGTTCCCCCCATACCTTTCAATGTGGCCTCCCCGGCTTTCATCAGATCTTCATTCACGGTGGCAAGGACATAGTCCCCAGGAGCCGCCGCCAGCTTTTGCAGGTTCAAGGTATTCATGGCCTCGGCGAGCTGCAGACGCTTGATGATGTCAGCCACCACGGCGGGGTTTGCTGCGGCGATATACTCTGCATCTCGTTGTTTTGCCCCATCAAACAGGATGTTGCCCGGCTTCCCTACCTGAACCCCGAAATACGTTTCGGGTTCAACCATAGGGAACCCCTGGCAGCGCCACGGCCCCGGCGTAGCTTTCTCTGCCAGCGTCAGCAGCTCATTCAGATCAATGCTCATCCCCTTCTCCTCACTCCACGCCCAGGCGCGCCCGCGCCTTGGCAATCTCCGCCTGATGGCGGTCGTTGTCGGCTTGCATGCTCGCGACGCGGGCCTGCTCCTGTTCGGTGGGCTGGTAACTGGCCCGGTCCTCTTCGTCATCCAGCAGGCGGGTGAAGATGGCGATCGCCTCTTCGGCCTGCGCCAGCGGCAGGGCGGCCAGCCATTCGGTGACGCTGCCGCCTGAGTGCATCAGCTCGTGGGCCTGCTGTTTCAGCGTATCGCTGCTGGCTGCCCGCTTGCTGGCCTGCTCGGCCTCGGCCTCGGCGGTCAGCTGGTCGGCCACGGCATCGCCGGCACCCGGCCAGTTGCGGCTCACAATCAGCCGATCGCCGACCAGTCGCACATATTGGCCGTCGGCGTGGATGATGCTGCCGTGCAGCAGCAGGGCGGCGTTGCTTTCATTAAGACCCATTCGGGCTAGCTCTTTAGCCAGAGCGGATCCTTTCACCCCTGATTTGGATCCTTTCGTACAGTTATTGACAGAACTCCGAGGGGGGCGGCTGCCGCCGCCTGAAGGCAACTCGCTGCGCTCGCCCACTGCAAGCTCGCGCAGCTCGCCCAAACCCGACCCGATGACGCCCTTGCGCACTATCTGCCAGCCCTCGGTGCGGGTGACGGCGGTGGTCTGGCCGATGTCGGTGATCACCCCCATCAGCTTGAGGACGTCCTCGCCGTATTTGTTGGCGGCTTCATCGAGGCGCTTGGAGAGGCGGATCAGGTGCTCTTTGCGGGGCAGGTCGATACCGCCCATGGCGTTGATAAAGTCGCCCCAGCGGTTGTTGTCGGCGGCGGCGCGGGCGGCTTCCAGGATGCAATCCCACTCGATCACCTCGTCCCCTAGGCGGCGCAGTTCGCGCCATACGCTCACGGCAGGGCCGCCTATCTGCTGAAACTGGCGTATACGCCAACAGCTCGCCCAGGCCGCGACCGCGATGGTGGTGTGGTCGACCGGGGCCTCGGCCTCGTAATCCATCCCGACCTTGTGGCCGTCGATGTTCTTGGCGATGTATTTGGCGATATAGCCGGTGGCGCTGCCTTCGCTTTCATCAATGAGCTTCCAGTTGACCCTTGGGTTGATGGCCTTGACCACCGCCGGGTTGTTCACATCGAGCAGCCACTTGATGCGTGGCATCTTGTTGCGGATTTTCAGTTCGGCCAGGGCATCGAGGTGGTCACCGTTGGGCATCTTGAGCTCGGCCCGTTCGGCGGCGGTGAAGTGGTAGGCGAGCAGAGTCAGAAAGTCGCGTTGATGCTCGGGGTTGATAAACAGCAGGCAGTGCCAGTGCGGGGTACCGTCGTGATGCGGTTCCACCACCCGAAAGCCGAAGGCCATGATCCCCTCGCGAGCCAAGGCGGCACGAAAGCGAGCCCACTGCTTGCACAGCAGGCGGTTGGTCTCGGTCGGGGTGCTGCCGTTGAACTTCTCGTTCTGGTAGGTCTTGTTGGTATCTTTGCTGCCCTGACGCCACGCGTGATAGCTGGAGGGGGCGGTCAGGGTCAGGAACAGACCCAACTTGCCCTGATCCTGCGCCATGTCTTCAAAGCCCCGCATGCGCACCATCAGCTCATGACGACGGATCGCCGGATTGGCGACCGACGCCATGATCGCATCAACCAGATCAATTTCTTGCCCCAGTTCTTCGTTGACGGCGCTCATGCCTGCCATCCACGCCTGCTGAGCGGCCTTGCGCTGGGTGAACTCGCGCACCGCGTGGGCGCTTGCGTAGGGGCTGACCCCTTTGCGCACCTGGCCGGTGAGGATGGCAATCAGCTCGCAGTAGATAGCCCAGGCGCGGTTGATCTTGCGCAGCCACCACGACTCGTCGAGCAGGCGCACCAGCAAGCTGGCGGCGGCCCCTTCGAACTTGTCCACCTCGTCAGCCAGATCATCCCGCTCTTCTTGGTTGAGGGGGCGGCCCAGCAGCCGCTCCACCTTGGTACGCGGGTGAATGGGGAGGGGAGGGCAGAAGTGCCACGCCTTGGCCTGGGCCCCGATATCGGCCAGCAGCTCCGTGGCGGTGCGCTCATGGCCCGCCGCCGCCAGCAGTTGCTGGCAGCGACGGGCCCACTCGGCGGCAACCAGCTCGCGGCGCACATCGTTGCGCAGGTCGATCACTGGTACCGGGAACCGGCTCTGTGCGGCGGCGCAGGCGTCGACCATGCGGCGCAGCCAGATGTTGGCGGTCTTGGGATTGGCCGGGTAGCGGCGCAGGAAGGTCGCGGCCAGCGGCTTGGCAACGTGCCACTCGATGCGGGCGAGTTGCTCGGCCGCCCCGGCCATGTTGATGGCGTGGTGCCCGACCAGATAGTGCTGGGGCAGCTGTATCCCGTGCAGGTTGGTGATGGAGTCCATCATTGGCACACCCCGCACTTGCCGTTCACATACTCGTTGGGTTGCAGGTAGCGGCCGCAGTCGCTGCAGGTCGGTACCATGTCCAGGGTGGCGAGCCGATCAGACCAGCAGGTGGCCTCGCAGAAAAACAGGCTGGTGAGCCGGTTACCGCCCAGGATGACCGGGCGCACATGGCCGAACTCGCCGCAGCAACTGCAGCGCATTGAGGGGCGGTCGTTGGCCGGGACGGTCTTCACCACGGTTTCACTGGCGGCGCGGGCCAGTGGCCAGCAGGTTTCGACGCAGTAGGGGTAAGAGCGGCGACCGTGTCGGCCAGCTACCGGCAGGCAAACCGCCATCTGGCGGCACTTGGTGCAGGGTTCAAGCGTCACGATATGGCTGTTTGCAGGGCGCACGACGCCCAAAGCCGGGGCAAGCCCGGCTGGTTTTTGGTGAGTCATTAGATGGCGCCTCCGTTGTATGACTGGCGCAGACGGGCGGCAGATTGGTGCTCGCAGCGGCGGGCCGCGCGCACCATGCCCAGCAGGGTTTTGATATAACGGTGGGGGCGGCAGGGACGGCGACGGGCATCCAGTAACTCGAGTTGGTATTCCCGGCGGCGCGCGGCGTCGCTCAACATGGCATCGAGCCAGAAGTCGTGGATCATTTGATGGTCTCCCCCAACCCGTGGAGTGGCTCGCACTCGGCCCACCACTCGGCGATCTCTGTGGCCAGCGCGACTTCACCGCCACCCAACGCCAGCCAATACACGGCGCGGATGGCGCCCAGGGCCAGCAGCTCCCGGGCGATATTGCGGTTTCTACGGGCATCACTGCCCGAGGTGTTGAACTCCTCCTGCGCTGCTTCCCAGTGCTTGGTCAGTGTGCTGACCGGTGCTGGCGGCTGCATATGGGCGGGCCCAGATTCGGCGCCACCCAGCTCGTCGATTGGCTGCTCCAGTTCGAACAGGTCATCACGCATGTCGGCCCCCTTTGGTGTTCAGATTCAGCCAGAGCGAGCGCCAGGCATGTGCATTGGCGGCGTGGTGCTGTGCCGCGATGTCGTCGGAGCGAGTCATATTGCGGCGCCGTGCCAGTCTGGTCAGATGCCAATGGCACTCCTTCACATTGCGTAGTGCGCTCGAAATCGCTACATTGCGCATATCAGTTACCTCAGTTGCTGATGGAAACCCCGCTGGTGCGTCAACACCGATAGCGGGGTTTTTTATTGGCCTTTTCCGGCCACCTTCTGCAAAACCGCTCTGCGGTTTTCCAATACGCTGGCCTGCTCGTTGAGCTCGGCCCGGCGCTTGTTCTCAAGCTCTGCCTGTTCCTGCTCGCTGCGGGTCGGTCCCTCAATGCGGCGGGTGGTGCGGTGCCACTCGCGGCGGTCCAGCACGCCGCCATCAAACTCATGCAGCGTGGCGAGCAGCTCCCCCAGGGCGAGTCGGATCGCCTCTTGCTGGTCAAAATCGAACTGGCCCAGCTCGCGGGTGCCATAGGTGGTCGATAACCCGGCGGCGTAACAGATGACGGCGCGGGCCCGGGTCGGCAGGCGTGACCAGCGGCTGGCCGCCCCATTGCGGCCGAACTGGGCGCGCATCTCGGCCAGCGCCACCTCTGCGGCGCTGGGTTGTTGAGTGAACCCGATTACCTGTGCGGTGTTCATGGGGTGGCCCTCCGGTTATGCCTGCAGCAGCCTGACCAGCCAGTGGCGGTGTGGCTGGCAAGCGGGCTGGAAGCGCAGTGCGCCGCGGCGGCCCTGGCTGTCTTCCAGATAACTGCCGTCAAAGCGGGTGGTATTGCGCATCACCGGCTCGTCGCCGTTGGTGACGACCGTGGCGCGGGTGAACAGCAAAAATGGCAGCGGGATCAGGCCCGTCTGCTCGGCACGGAGTTTGCTCATGGGGCCACCGCCTTCGCTCTGCGCGGGACCATGGGCAGCACAATGGCCGGATTGGGCATGGCACTGGGGCTGATGGTGGCGATGATCTCGAATCCAGCCTTGAAGGTGTGGCCGCACTCCACGTTGCTGCACTGGTAAGTGGCAATGCCGCACAGTGGGCTCATCCGGGTGGAGGTGCGGGTGCTGGCGCGAGATCCGCAATGGGGGCAAATCAATCTCATGGTCTGGTCTCCTATGCGCCGAGGGCTGCGCGGGCCATGTCGGCAGCACACGCAAGACCAGGGACGGCGTGAAAGCGGTCTTCGACCTCGGTAGCCAGCAGCACCAGGTGCTCGATGCCAGCCCAGATGCCGGAGACGACGGTGTTTCGGTTGGATTTGGTGACGCGGTCACCGGCAAGCAGCGTGGTCGCCTGAGCGGTGACGCCCAGGATCTGGGCCCCCGCATTGAGTGCCTGCTGGGCGCGCGCTTCTGGTGCGGCGGTCGCCGCCGCCGGCAAGCGCACGGCCGTCAGTTGGCAATCAAACAGCAGCCCGTCGAACAGGGTGTCGTCACCGGTGACGCGGTACAGGTCGATAAGGTCAGTTGCCGTCAACTTGTGCCGCGCCTGCGCCGGGTTGAACTTGTTGCGCAGCACATCGGCGCTCATGCCGATCTGCGCGGCCAGGTCGGTCAGGTTGTGCACCTGCTTGAAGCGGTCGCAGGCGCTGTCGAAATGGCGGTGTAGGTTTTGTTGACAGTTAGACACTTTCGGCTCCTGTTCGCAGTCGCTACTGTGGGATCAAGCCACAGAGCGGGACGTGGGCTTCTTGGTCAGCGCACGGCTTGCCAGCCGCCGCCCGGAGTTCTCATTGACCAGCTTGAAATACTGCTCCGGCTCGCTGGCCATCTCGCGCCAGCGCACCAGATTGACCCAGGGCTGATCGCCGGCGCGCAGCTTGGGAATGATGGGAATGCGGCCATCGGCAATCATGTCCTGGGCGGTACGCTTGGGGAGCTTGAACTTGTAGACGTCGAGCAGCATGTCCAAAAAGGCATCGAGCGGAATGGCAGGCAGGGCTTGCAAGGCCAGCCCTTGCTTGATGGCCGCCAGCTCACGCAGTACCTCGGTGATGGGCTCGACAGGATGACTTTCCATCGTCATGGCGATCTCCTTACTGCGCCGGGCGGGCAGAAGGTGCTGCGGGGTTGGCTTTCAACTGGCCGCCGGTCAGCACTTCGATTTGGTAGGCACGGCCTTTGGGTACATCGTCGCACCACTGAGAAATTGCTTGAGGCTTACAACCTAAGGCTTGTGCCAGTTTGTTAGCACCACCGAAGTGGTCAATTGCATCCTTCTTCTTCATGTTGCCTCACCTTGTAAAGTTTATTTTCGAAAGCAAATGTAAAGCTAGGTGAATCAGTAATGCAAGGAAAAACTTACAAAAAAGACAAGAAATCCTACGAAAGCAAATTGTAAGATTGCTTACATGAAAATAAATGAACGCATCAAACAGACACGAAAGAGACTCGGTTATAGCCAGGAGATTCTCGGCTCACGGGTAGGTGTATCACGCGTTTCGATCAGCCAATGGGAGCGAGGAGAGAACACTCCCAATGGTCGCTATCTCAATGATTTAGCCGCTGCACTTGGTGTGACTGTGGACTGGTTACTGACCGGTGAAGGGGAGGGGGCGGTGACGTCTGCCCCTGAAGTCATACCCGGTTATCACAACGTCGAGCCGGCGGTGATTCCACAGGGGAACCGTATCCCGATCCTCAGTTATGTGCAGGCAGGGAACTGGCGCGAGATTTGTGAGCAGGCCACCACCTTTGATGGCAATGTCGAATATGTGACGGCCAGCGTCGATATCGGACCCTGTGGCTTTGGCCTCTGGATCCGGGGCCATTCCATGACCCCGATGTTCAACGAAGGGGACCTGGTCATCATCGACCCCGATGAACAACCCCGGCCGGGCGACTATGTGGTCGCCAAGAACGGCAGCGAAGAGGCCACCTTCAAGAAATACCGACCCCGTGGCATTGATGAGAGCGGGCAAGAGGTCTTCGAGCTGGTACCCCTCAACGACGATTTCCCCACCATGCACTCCGACCGGCAACACATCGAGATCATCGGCGTGATGGTAGAACACCGGATTTTTAGAAAACGATAGGGCGCTGATGCGCCCTTTTTGTATTTCGTTGCCTTGGTACCACTCTACGGAGTTGCGGAAGAAAATTTTATGGAGGAGTAATGGACGTTCTCTTATGGATTTTGGTCGCTGTTGTGCTTGGCTACTTCGGCAGAAAATATGAGCTGAATAGGCGAGCAACTGAGAAAACCACTGCTCAAAAAGTCACCCCTCAGCCCGGCCCGGTGGTGTTCTCCAAGAAGGGAAACAAGCAGGCAGCTCGTGATCTAAACCATTATTCTCGTGCAGAACTGCTGGAAGTAGCCTTCTCATACATCGATGCGGCAGGCAACTTTACCCAACGGGAGGTTACTGTGAATCAGGTTACTGGCACTTATGTGAAGGGTTGGTGCCATGAGCGCAGAGCAGCGAGAACGTTTCGACTAGATTCAATCATTCAGGATATAACCCTGCTCAGTACCGGCGAGGTGATTTCTGTAAATGACTGGGCTAGGGCCGTTCGGAATATATGATGAGCATGGCAAAGAACAGTAGCGAGGAGCTGACCTTCAAGAAGTACCGGCCATGCGGTATTGATGAGAGTGGGCAAGATGTCTTCGAACTGGTGCCCCTCAACGACGATTTCCCCACCATGCACTCCGACCGGCAGCACATTGAAATCATCGGCGTGATGGTAGAACACCGAATTTTTAGAAAACGATAGGGCGCTGATGCGCCCTTATCTTTCACGAAAAAATGGGGATAACTGCGGTCAACAAAGTATTGGTATGCTGATTCGCATATCGTTGACCAAGTTGTGCTGGGATGGAAAGAAGGTCTGATTTTATTTTGAGATTAGAACAACCATCTTGGATGAGGTGGTTAAAGGAATCATAAATGAATATTGAACAAGAATTAAAAAGTGTTATCCACTTAGCTGCCATAGCCTTCAATAAGAACGAGTATGATGCGAAGAGAGATAACAAAAAATTCGAAAGTGAAAAAGACTTGGAACAACATAAGAATGAAATTAATTATAAGCGAAGAGTCATATCAAAGCTTGTAGATTCAATGGGTCAAATTAAAAGTTATCTGTCAGGAGATGGTATAGCATGGGCCCTACCATCCGAATATGAATTGTTGATTGCAAATTATTTACATCTAAATAGAAGTGTTTTTGAAGTGAAAATTGGCATTTCCACATTTGATGTGGAATCTTTTAAGTCAGTTGAAAAATTAATGTCTCTCTCAGATGAAATTGTGAAGTCTATACAGTTCTTTGCTAAAGAGAGAACACTTCTTTCTGATGTTGAAAAATCATTAATACCAAAAGTTATTGAGCTATTGATGATGTTTAATTTGGAAGTTTTAGCATTTCCAATGAAGCTGGAAGGTGACCAGAACTTAATTCGTATTGACATGGAATTTGATACCATCAAAGCATCATTAGATAGTAAGCTTGGTGAAGTGTCACGTCAATATAGCGAAGGTCGTGCTAGTTTATTGGCTTCAGTAGAAGAATATAAGAAAAATATAAATTTAATAATTGAAGACGCAGAAGGAAGGTTAGAGGGTTTTGCAACCAACCTTGATAATTTTAATCAAGATGTAGAAAATAAAAAAATCGAAATTGAAGATGCAATGAAATCTGCAAATGAATATCTTGTTTTAGCAGAAGGAATGTTAAAAGTCAGCAGCCAAGTTGGAATGGCTGCAGCCTTTCAGAGACGGCATGATGCTCTTAAATGGCCAGTGATATTGTGGTTTATTACATTTTTTGGATGCTTATCTGGCTTAACAATGTTGGGTGTCACAATAGTGCAAGATGTTTTCACAACTGCACCTGTAGTTGAGCTTGGGACAGTTTTAACTGAGAAAGTTTCATTGGTAGAATTTTTGTCTAGGCTGGCAATTTCATTTCCGTTAATTTGGGGGGCTTGGTTTTCGGCAAAGCAATATAGTCATATAAGTCAACTTAGAGAGGACTATGCATATAAGGTTGCGATTGCCATGACTTATCATGGATATAAAGATGAGGCGGGCAGCGTGGATGAGAAAATGGGAGGGAAATTATTGGATAGCATTATTTCTCAGTTTTCAGATAACCCAGTTCGCTTGTACCGAAATAATAATGATGCCTCGGTGTTTGAAGCCATGATAAAGAATGACAAAGTGTCAGACATTATGAACGCAGCTCAAAAAATGAAGCAATAGTTCTGTGATGTTGTCAGTTAGTGAGAATGACAGATGAGTGTCCGTAAACTTGACGACGGCAATCCGCTTCCCTGGCTTGCTGATATTCGCCCGGGTGGTCGCAATGGTCCGCGCCGGCGCAAGCGATTTGCCACCAAAGGCGAGGCGGCTGCCTGGGAGCTGTGGCAGCTTGAGCAGTTCGCCGAAAAGCCTTGGCTGGGTGATGATGAGCAGGCCGCCGAACCTGCCGCAGATACCCGGCGTTTGTCTGATTTGGTCGAACGTTGGTATGGCCTGCATGGCCAGAGCCTGCGTGATGGTGAGCAGCGCCGCTCCAAGCTGTTGCTGATCTGCGAGAGCCTGGGTAATCCGCTGGCCAGCGACTTCACCGGCAATGACTTTGCCAAGTATCGCGAGGCTCGACTTTCTGGCGCGGTGAGCGATCGGCGGGCGGCAACGCAAGAAGGGAAGGGGGTGAGTGCATCGACGGTGAACCGCGATCACGCTTACCTGCGGGCTGTGTTCAACGAGCTCAAGCGGCTGGGAGAGTGGACGGCAGAGAACCCGCTGGCCGGGATGCGGCTTTACCGGGTCACAGAATCAGAGCTGGCGTTTCTGTACCCTGACGAGATCAAGGCATTGCTCGAGGCCTGTGACACGGCCAGCAATCCCGATCTCGGCATTGTGGTGCGACTCTGCTTGGCCACGGGGGCGCGTTGGGGAGAAATCCAGGATCTGACCCAGTCGCAGGTGTCACAGAACCGGTTGACCTTCACCCACACCAAGGGCGGCAAGCGCAGAACCGTGCCCATCCACCAGGAGCTGATCGACATCATCCCCAAACGCCGGGGCAAGCTGTTCAGCGAGTGTTATCACCACTTTGAATCGGCCATCAACAAGGCAGGCATTCAGCTACCGGCAGGGCAAAGCACCCACGTGCTGCGGCACACCTTTGCCAGCCATTTTATGATGAACGGCGGTAACATTCTGGTGTTGCAAAAGATACTCGGGCACTCGACCATCACCATGACGATGCGCTATGCCCACTTTGCCCCGGACCACTTGGAAGATGCGTTGCGGCTCAATCCGTTGACCGTCAACAAGCTGCGGTAG